TCACACCAATCATACAGAGTGAACCTGGTTGTGGTAAGACCTCTCTCTTATCTATGATGCGTGAGGATTTGGGAGAAGGTTATGACTATATCTATGTGGACTGTCCCGTAAAAGATATGTCCGACATCGGTATGACTATTCCCAACCATGCAACCAAGACTCTCGAATACTATGTGAGTTCCCTATTCAAACTAGATAGTCCGAAACCTAAAGTCATTCTGCTCGACGAGTTCATGAAGTCACCCAAGTTATTGCAAGTAATCTTTACTCGCTTGATGTTGGAAAGAATGGTAGGTGATGTTCCACTACCTAGTGGGTCGATAGTTTTCGGCACAAGTAACAATGCGTCAGACGGCGTTGGTGATACGATGCTTGCTCATGCTGGTAATCGTGTGTGCATTATGCGTATGGCAAAACCAACACCGAACGAATGGTTGGAGTGGGCATCAGCTAATGGTATCTCTCGTGTTGTTCGTGCGTTCGTGGCATTGTTCCCTCGCACCCTCGCTTCATATACTGAGGGCAACCAAGAGGACAACCCATATATCTTTAAACCAAGCATGACTAGTTTATCTTTCTGCTCACCTCGTTCGCTTGCCAAGTGTGATGTCATTGTTAAGAATCGGGACATACTAGGTGAGAACGCTACGGCGGTGGCATTGGCTGGCACGATCGGTGCTAGTGCGTCTGCGGATATGAGTGCGTTCCTATCGCTAGAGAAAACCCTTCTTGATGTGAAAGACATTATCAAATCACCAGATAGCATTAAAGTTCCCGAAGAAGTATCAGCACAGTTAATGATTATGTTCCAAGCAGTCGATGTTCTAGAAACGCAAGACGAGTTGACTAAGTTCATGTCATTCGTCAATAAGATTCCTAGTTCAGAAGTTCAATCAGTATTCTTTACCATGATGATGCGTAATAGTAAGTCCATCAAACTTGCTCGCAATAATATGCAGATTGCAGAGTGGGCTAAGAATAATCACGAGTTGTTTTAATTAACCAAAGGAGAAGTGCATGACACTAGAAATAACTTATAGCGAAATGTTTTTAATTATGTGGGCGGTGGGTATGACCCTCATGTATTTAATTACTAGGTCTAATGCGGAAGACTTTAGAAAGCACACCCTCGCCAAGCTGATGCAAGTATATAAAGGTGAAGCGAGGATTGTCTTTGAAGAAACCGACGAAGGCTACCATATATCAATCGTAAACAAGGAGTAATAAATGATTGCAAATAACAGACAGGAAGTCCGCTTGAAGAAAGCGCATATTGCCCTGATGAAACACCCTGAGACTGCGTTGTATTCGGGAGTGATGCTCATGGGTAAGTCAGAGGTAAGCGACGAGATGTTTACAGCATATACAGATGGTGTGAATAAGAGATACTCTAAGCCATTCCTCGAGACAATCAGTAGTGAATCTAAGTTGCGTGGCTTAGTGTTGCATGAGAATCTTCATGTGGCATTAAAGCAAATCCCTCGTGGTAAGGATATGTTCAAGGAAGATTCTAAGATTGCAAACATGGCGGCGGATTTTGTAGTCAATGACATTATCGCTAACATCAAAGGAACAGTAAGCGGTGGAAATGAATCTATCGTGACCTTGCCCGAAGGTGCGTTGTATGACCCTTTCTTTCATAACTGGAATATGCGTGAGATATATAACTATATCCGTAAAGAGAATCCTCAACGACAAAAACAATCAGGTGGCTCATCAGATGAATCTAACAGTCCATCAGAGAGTGGAACGCAAGGTAGCGGTGGTGATAACAAGATCAAAGCTAACGGCAAAGAGTATGACATGGGCGGTAGCGGATTCGATGAGCATGATTGGGAAAGCTATATCGAAGGACTATCAGACGAAGAACGCAAAGACTTGGGTGACAAGATAGACAGAGCGTTGCGTGAAGGTGGTATGTTGGCTGGTCGCATGGGCGGTAAGATGCCACGAGCAATCGGTGAACTACTCGAACCCAAGATTGACTGGCGGGAAGCGTTGCGTGACTTTGTAGCATCGAGCATGAAAGGCAAAGATGAATTTACTTGGCGACGCATGAACAAGCGACACATGGCTAATGATATCTATATGCCAAGCATGGAGAATGAAACTATCGGCGAGGTCATCGTAGCTATTGATACATCGGGGTCGATTGGTAACAGAGAACTTACAGAGTTTGCAACAGAACTGGCTTCAATCTGTGACCTAGTGTCGCCTGATGTGGTAAGAATTATATGGTGGGATGCCGATGTGCATGGTGAACAAGTATTCAAACCTGACCAGTATCAGAACATTGCATCGCTATTGAAACCATTAGGTGGTGGTGGCACTGAGGTCTCATGTGTAAGCAAGTATATCAATGAGAAGAAACTTAGTGCAGAAGCAGTCATTGTGTTTACCGACGGCTATGTTGAAAATAATATCGAGTGGAATATCACTCCACCTACCCTGTGGATGATTACTCAGAATCGAAGTCTTGATGTGCCTGTCGGTAAGAAGGTTATGTTCGGAGATAACTAATGGGTGACGGCGGACTAGCTAGAATCAGAAACGACTTAGTAAATGAACTAATAAAACATTATGGGAAAGGAGCGTATACATGTGCAGTAGAAAGAATGTCTGCCTATGAGGGCGATGAACTCATGATAGATATGTGGCGAAAAGTAGTAGAAGAAATTGATGAACATTTTAAACAAGGAGAAGTGAAATGAAAGCATTAGAATGGGATAGACTTACTAACATCAGTAAGACAGTAAAGCCTTATCGTGGGACTACAAATCGTTTTCCTATCGACAAGAGAACTCACAATACAAAGTGTTTCTATGTTGAAGAACGCAACGGCGAGCAAGTGTATGTGATTACCTACGGCTTTAGACACAACGAGCATTACCATACTAAAGAAGAGTATGAAGCAAACCCATCTAAAATTCATAACAGACAATGGGAAGAAGACGAAACTAAAAAGTATGTAACCTACTCACCTGTGCCTAGAGAGTTGGGCATTGTGCGTTCTGACAATACCTTTGAGTTTACTGCGCCTTACTATGGGCAAGGAGATAATCAGATCATGAGTATGTGGAGTCGTGGTTACTTTTCTAGGAGTTCACGACATGGTGGAATGGTATATGGCGAAAGAGGTAGTCTTTTTCATCCGATCTTTAAAGGTATGCGAATAAACTGCAACACCATGATGCCAGCCGAAGGTAGCGAATACAAAGTTGTTGGCAAGCGAGTAAGTCGTAAAGATGCTAAAGAGTTTCTTAGCGGATACGATGATTTCTACAAGGTCAATGAGGTTATGTTCAAAGCGATGGAATATAAAAACTTTATGGATACTGTCGCCGATGTTGCTGAACAAGTTAATGCAAAATTTGACTCGTGGTGTTTAGATTCTGATGTAAGGAGAAACCTATACAAGTTCTTTGAAGATAACAAAGATACTGCGCCGTTGGATGCGTGTTGTGCGTTCGTTCTTGCTGATGATATACAGAGTATGTATCGTCGTGTGCGAGAGCATGTAAAACAACAAGCAAGCTATCGCATGGAAGACTTAGAGTTGCAGAATTTATTTGACAATGTCAAGCGCAGACTCAACAAAGAGTTGTATCGTAAAAATCCACAATGTATGAAACTAACAGAGCATGTGCCTAACCAATACTATCCGCCAAGCGAATGGGGTGTGGAAATTACTGTTAATGGTAACGAAGTTGAACAATACTAAGGAGAAGTAAATGAGCTATATCGTAGATGGTTTTAAGACCGAAGAACTGGCTTCAAAAATAGATGCGTCACCATGTAAGAAACTAATACAAGAACTGAACTTCAAGTATGGACTCAAGGTGATTGACTCTAGACCACTTCAAAACTGGGGTGCGGATAATGTAGAGTTTTATTTAACCGAATCGACTGGTGCTTTTGTTGCTGGTCGTGTGTGGACATACAAGGAAGATGGAAACATTATCTATAACTTTCGCACACCATTCTACCGAAAGGACAGAGGGTCGGACAATGCAGATAGAGAAACAATCCATAGCAAGAAACTTTCTACATTGATGGCTACATTAAAACGGCAAGATGTTGTTCCATCATTGGGTGGAATGTTAAAGAGTCGGCATCAAGATTCTTTTGAGAACGCAGTCAACAGTCTAGAATCTCATCATGGTAATACTTATAAGCGTGTCGAGTTAGAACCCGATGAACTTCATGCGTTGTTGCGTAAAGCCATCATAGGTGTAAATACTAGTAACCTAGATATAAATAAATGTAAAGAACTTCTTGACAAATACGATAAGATAGATAGAATCAAAGATGAAAGAGCTAAGGATGTTGAAAGATTTTTTGGCGGTGGCTTTCATGCGGTAGGCGCAGACAAGCTAGGTCATTTAGTCATCGGCACTCTAAAGCGTATTGACTCTAGTAAGTATGAAATTATCAATCCATTCAAGCGTGTAAAGGATTTATCAGAGCATGAGGAACTACAACCAATTATGCTAATGCAAAAAACAATTTTCCAAGATAGATTTACGACAGGCGAGACAGGCAAGCTACATTCAAACTATGTGCCAGTATCTAATCAATATATGGCAGACCTTGATATTGCCTACTGTGCGGTGCGTGGTATTGATTACTTTGACCTTGCTTGGATTCTTGTCCCATGCTCGACAAACTAAGCCCAATCGTGCATCAATATAACTGGGACTTGTATCGTGTGCCTTTGCGTAAGGTAGGAAATAAATACACGATGTATGTGGCTGATGGATTTACTCGGGAATTTGATGAACATACATTACCCGATGAAGTCAAAACCAAGATGGCTATGATACTGTCTAGATATAAACAGATGCTACAAGATCACGAAGTAACTGAATTAGCTTTGCTTGCTACTTGTCACGACGAAGATATGCAAGAGATAGGGTGGCGGTCAAGTGACAGTTGGTTCGTCGTAGTATTGTCGTCTCAGTTGTTAATGAAACTAAAAGGAGAAGCGTAATGGCACAAACCCCCGAAGGGAAAGTGAAGGACAAGGTCAAGAAGATACTCAAAGAGCAGAACATATATTATGTGATGCCAGCGACAGGCGGTTATGGTAGTAGCGGTGCGCCTGATTTCCTAGTGTGTCATAAAGGAAAGTTTTTTGGCATAGAGTGCAAGGCGGGAGATAACCAACCGACTGCGTTGCAAACTGACAACATGAACTGGCTTGAAGATAACGGCGGAACTGCTATTGTCGTAAATGAGAATACAGTTATGCCTTACATGGAGTTGTATTTTAAATAAAGGAGAAGTGAAATGAGATTATATCCACGCAGGTATCAAGTAGTAGAACCAGTAGTAAAAGAACCTGAGAAACCAAAACTAACCGATAAAGGTTCTAAGTTTGTTTGGACTAAAGGCGCTGATGTTATGAAGACTTTTAGACGACATGGATTTGTCCCGCCATCAGAGTATCGCAACGACTACTTGTTCAAAAAGAATCGAGAACTAACCAATGAATGAGAATGATTTACGAGATTGTTTTGCTATGTTTGCTATGATGGGGATTATTACTAGAGGTGGACTACACCCCGAACTAATGCCCGAAGACGCTATTGCAAGAAGGGCATACCAACAAGCAGACGCAATGATTGAAGCAAGAAAACCGCCCGACATGGGCATAACCGCAGTAAAACCTAAAAGGAGAAGTAAAGATGGCAAAGCAAGCTGACAATGTAAACAGTCCAGCACACTACACTACTGGTGGAATTGAAACCATAGACTTTATCGAAGCGAAGAACTTAGGTTATAACTTAGGTAATGTCGTCAAATATGTTTCTAGGGCACACTACAAAGGTAGAAAGATTGAAGACTTAAAGAA